GATAATGGCACCGTAAATACAGAAATAAGAACTTCTAATATTTCTTGGATTCCTTTTGATAAATTAACTCCTATGTATAAAAGACTAAAAGATTATATTCATGCAGTTAATAATAATCATTTTGGTTATGAAGGTGTCTGTTTAAATGAAATGGCTCAATACACAGAATATTCAGAAGGATGTTTTTATGATTGGCACATGGATTCTGCATTCTCAGGAGAAAAACAACCTCCTGTTAGAAAAATTTCAATGACCTGTTTGTTATCTCATGAATCTGAATTTGAAGGTGGTTATTTACAGTTAATAAATGAAAAAAGTAGTATTAAATTAAAACAAGGACATGCAATTTTCTTTTCTTCTTTTTTAAGACATCGTGTAACTCCTATAAAAAGCGGTAATAGAAAATCTTTAGTTGTTTGGTTTGGTGGTCCTTCATTTAGATAATGTATAAAGATTTCTTTTTTCCTACTCCTGTATATGTAAAAGATATTGGTTCACCTGAACTTAATAAACATTTAGAAGAAAATATATTAAATTTATCCAAAACTGATCCAGGCATAAAAAAATCTAATAAGAATGGCTGGCACTCTAAAAATGATATTTATAATATGTCAGAATACGAAGAATTAGTTAACTTGTTATTTAAAATGCAAAATGAAATTTTTGAAGAGGAAGGACTAGAACCTAGTCCTTTTATTGGAAATATGTGGGCAAACATTAATCCTAAAGGAGGATATAATACAAGCCATATACATTCTAATTCTTTATGGTCTGGTGTTTACTATGTAAAAACCCCAAACAATTGTGGAAAGTTAGGTATTAAAGATCCAAGAGCCATATCATTAATGACACTGCCAAAATATAATAAACCTTTAAAATCTTATCAATGGAGACAATTTTATTATGAGGCTGTAGCTGGGCGTTGTATAATGTTTCCTGCTTGGTTAGAACATTTTGTCGAGCCTAATCAATCAAACGATCTAAGAATCTCTATTAGCTTTAATTTTTTACAGAGAAAATAATCATTATTTAACGTCTTGCTTGATGAAAAAGGTGTGCTAGTATATAATTATACGTATTTTAATGACATAAAAGATGTTATAGAATGAGGCTATATGCTACAAAAAATAGGATTTCAACCAGGTATCAATAAACAAATCACAGAAACCGGAGCAGAGGGACAGTGGGTTGATTGTGATAATGTTAGATTTAGATATGGTACACCAGAAAAAATAGGCGGTTGGAAACAACTAGGTGGTACAAATGATTTGACTGGAGCAGGGAGAGGACTTCATCATTTTGTTAGTTCTACTTCGATTAAATATTCTGTTATTGGAACAAACAGAATATTGTATGTTTATTCTGGAGGTGTATTTTATGACATACATCCTATTAAAACTACAACAACTCTTTCTAATGCTTTTAGCACTACTAACGGATCAGCAGTTGTTACGTTAACTTTTAGTGGTTCTCATGGTATTGATACTGGAGA